TGAGATGCCTAAGAGTAAAAAGAATAAGGCCGCTATGATGCGTGGTGGTATGGCTAACGGCAAGCAACATATGTATGCAGCAGGTGGTGTAGTCAATGACGGACTAAAAGCCCTAGCTAAGACACGCCCGGATGTAGTAGCAAAGATACTCAAGTAATGGTTTTACGTAAACCCCCTACTATTAAGAAGAAAAAGAAACCTCGTAACTACCGCAAGGAGTACGACAACTACCACGGTAAACCTGAACAGATAAAGCGTAGAGACAGTCGCAATGCTGCACGTAACTCTCTCAAGAAAGCTGGCGTAAAGGTAGCAGGTAAGGACGTAGCACACAAGAATGGTAATCCACGTGACAACCGACCTAAAAACCTAGCGTTAAAGACACCAGCAAAGAACAGATCATATCCCCGCACAAGGACAGCAGGTAAACGCAATCCCTATGCATAAAGTAGAAGCTGACATACGTAAGTGGTCACATGAGTTCCTAGAAGTACCTAATGAGAAACTTAATGGACTACCACCGTGTCCCTACGCAAAGCAAGCGTGGCTAGACAACAAAGTTGTATTCAGCATAAACACAGGGGTAGATGGACTAGCTAAAGAAGTAGCAGACTTTGAGTCCCACGATTATGATATAGTTGTATGGGCTAGTCAGTATCTACCAGATATGGAATACCTAGACGGATGGTGTGATGGCGTAAATGAAGCCATGTCCATTGCAGGTAAAGATATGCACCTTATGGTGTTCCATCCAGACTATGATGCTGAAGAGGCGGGTCTGGACTTTTTAGTTGCTGAAGAAGGTGTAGTAGATGAAAGCCTAGTCTACTGCATGGTATTTGTACAAAGGCTATCACCCCTAGACGATGCTGCACTAAGTTTGGAGAAGTCTGGGTATTATAAACATTTCCCTGTGGATGTGTTTCAATCATTAGTTATAAACAGACGGAGATTACGAAATGAAGGGCAAAACTAAAGTAGCTAAGAAAATGATGCGAGGCGGTGTAGCAGCCAAGAAGATGCGTGGCGGTGGCATGGCTAAGATGGCATCAAAGAAAATGATGCGTGGCGGCGTAGCTGCTAAGAAAAAGATGATGCGTGGCGGGATGGCTAAAAAGAAATGAGGAAGCAAGTAGTATATTACTTTGCAATGGCCTTGCTTAATACTGGCAAGCCTTTTACTCGTATTGGCAACTGGTTCTGGAAAAAGCATAGAGATGTGCTAGACTGGAATCAGTAATGCCTGTACTCGCAACTGGCTCAAAGTTTCGTACTGAAGTAGTGTCGTTGTCTACAACGAACAAAACTAATGTATACACTGTACCTGCAAACTTCTCTTCTCATTTAGAAAACTTGTTTGTGAGTAACAACCATACAGGTAACGTGACTTTGAGTCTGCATTTATTTCATGCTGATGATAACACGGAGTATGACTTACTTACTGCTCATAATATTACGGGTGGTTCCTACGAATCTATATTCACAGTGGATAGACCTCTGTACTTACACGCAGGTGATATTATTAAATGCACTGCAGGTACAGCAAGTAAGCTAGTTGTTACCACAGCTTGTGAAGAATTTTTTGACCCAGCCCGATAGGAGATAGGAGATGGTACGTGTCCCTAAAAAACCAGCCGCTAAAAAGAAAGCCACACAAGTTAGAGCGAAAAAGAAACCGACTGGAAAGGTTAGCCTTTCGCAAGGGGGTGCGCCTAAAAGCCCATCAAGAGTTAATGAAGCTGGCAACTATACTAAGCCCGGAATGAGAAAGCAACAGTTTAATCGTATCAAGGCTGGTGGCAAAGGCGGTAATCCGGGTCAGTGGTCTGCACGTAAGGCGCAGATGTTAGCCAAAGCATACAAGGCTGCTGGCGGTGGCTATAAGTCTTAGCGTAGTCATGTTCTGTGTTATTTCTGCAAATGCAGTAGAAATAAGTGTAGCAGTACATGATGCACATAAATGGATGTCTAGCTGCCATGTGGCTGTAACGGAACACGGGTTTAGTAATCCTGATGCGAAATGTTTCTGTGTTGGAATGGATAAAGAGAATGAGTGATACAGAAAAGCCTGTAGCCCTGAGTATAAATGAAAACAGCTTTGAACTTGTATTGAGAATATTAGGCAATGAATTTATTGCTATACGTATTGGCTCAACAAACTTTAGTGGTAAACTAATAGCTGGTAGCATTCTTCTACTGTTCTTTACCTTTATGCTGCTAGAAGTATTTGGACTATCTAGGGTACTAGGTATTGAATAATGGCTACAAAGCTGAACGAGAATACTGAAGTTGCGTTACCATTACGTAACATAATAAGTATGGTGGCTGCTGCATCTGTAGCAACGTGGGCATACTTTGGTATTATAGAACGCCTGAATCAATTAGAAACTAACCTCACTATGATGAAGGCAGACTTGGAACAGAACACGGAGTTCCGTATTAAGTGGCCTCGTGGTGAGATGGGCAGCTTGCCAGCCGACAGTGAACAGTTCATGCTTATTGAACACATAGCCAGTGAACTAGAAAAACTACAGAACGAAATAGAAGACGGCAAAGCACCCTACGACCAACAGCAAAAACTAACGCTAGAGTTTTACGAAAAGCGTATTACGAACTTAGAAGATAACATAGAGAAGCTAAGAAACGGAGATGATTGAACTTACTTTTGTATTGCTGTTAACTATGGGTAGTGAAAAGGTAGAGTACACCCCGTATGAATCTTTATCTCAGTGTTTATCGGTGCGGCGTAAAATAAAACGAAACACAGGCGTAACTCATAACTTTGACCAGAAATGGTCATGCAAAGAACTTAAAGTTAAAATAGATGAAGACACTGGCAGCATTTTAGAAATAGTAGAAGAATGATTGTATTTGTGCTATATGTATACTTAGGTGCAAACGTAATAGATAAAACACAGAAATTTATAGACATGGATAGATGCCTATACTTTGCTGAAAGATTGTCCCGACAACAATCTGTTCCGGCAGGGGGCGGTAAAAGAAAAAAGATAACTGCAGTATGTAGACCTCAACCCAAGTAGGAACCAACCAACAATGATTGCCGAAACCCTCGCAGGTATAGCACTTGTAAAAAGTGCAGTAGATGGCATTAAAAGTGCTATTAACACCGCTAATGATATAAGTGATATAGCTGGACATATAGATAATCTATTTGCTGGCGAAAAACAGATTCAACAAGAACGTGCTAAGAAAGCTGGTGTAGGTATAACAGACCAGTTTGGGGTAAACAACGTAGCACGTGATGTCATTGATTCCAAGATAGCAGCAGAGAAACTGCAAGAAGTAGCCACTATGGTAGACATGCGATTTGGGCATGGTACATGGAAAGGTATATTAGCTGAGAGGCAGAAGCGTATACAAGAAGCAAGAGAAGCTGCACTTAAAGCTAGGCGAGAAGCTATAGCAAGACAAAATGAAATTATGGAAAATATAAAAATTACAATAGTAATAGCTGGTATTGTTGCAATGGGCATAGGCTTCCTTGTATTTGCCTTGACTGCATCAGCAATGGCATATTCATTATTTACTTGACAAACATAATTATAAGTGGTATAACTGTACTATGAAAAAGCCTCAAAAAAGTTTAGCTAACTGGACCAAGCAAGACTGGAGAACCAAGAGTGGCAAACCCTCCAAGCAAACAGGGGAGCGTTATCTTCCGGCATCAGCTATTAAAGCCCTCTCGTCTTCGGAGTATGCGTCCACCACGGCTGCTAAAAGAAAAGGAACTGCTGCTGGTAAGCAATTCGTCAAGCAGCCTAAAGCGATATCAAAGAAAACCGCAAAATTCAGACGGGGAGCCTAATGCTTAATTTACTTATTGGACCTATTGCAGAAATAGCTGGCACATGGATGTCAGGCAAAGTAGAGCAGACAAAAGCTAATGCACAGACTAAGGTAGCTAAAGCACAGGCTGAAGCTATAGTCATGCAGAAGAAAGCTACTGGCGAAATTGATTGGGACTTGGAGATGGCTAAAGGGTCATCTAACTCGTGGAAAGATGAGTGGCTGACTATCTTATTTAGCATCCCACTTATCTTAGCATTTGTACCGGGCATGGAAGATGTAGTAGCAAATGGTTTTGCAAGGCTCAACGAGATGCCTGAATGGTATCAGTACTCACTTGGAGTTATCGTTGCGGCTTCTTTTGGAGTTCGTAGTGCAACAAAATTCTTTGGTAAAAAATAATGGCAGCACAGAAGATACTAGAGTGGAAACTGATTCCACGACTAATGATGCTAATGATGTCAATATCGGCGTGGAGAGTAGTGGAGTGGTTTATGACACTGCAAGACCCGACAAGTCAACAAGCGGCACTAGTGAGTGTAGTCACGGGGGCCATGACAGGTGCATTTGCGGTATGGATGAATCACGAGGGTAAAGAGAATGAAGTACAATCGACAAGACCTGATAGACAAGCTAGTAGTAAGCGAGGGTCTAAGGCTACAGGTGTATAAGGATACATTAGGGATTGATACTATAGGTATCGGCAGGAACCTAGAAGACCGTGGTATAACTAAAGAAGAACTAGAGTGGATGGACATACCTAATATAGATGTAGTCTATGAAATGGGTATTACAGAAGCTGATGCGGTCTATCTAGCAGAGAATGACGTACAGATAGTCGAAGAGGAACTGGTACGTGCGCACCCTTGCGTGGACAGTCTGGACGCTGTACGTCAGCTTATTGTCATAGACATGGCGTTTAACATGGGTGTACCTAGACTATGTAAGTTTAAGAATATGTGGGCAGCTATCCATGCAGAAGATTACCCTACCGCCGCAAAAGAAATGTTAGATTCCAGATGGGCAAGTCAAGTAAAAGGTCGGGCTACTAAGTTGGCTAACGCAATGCATAACGGAGAATTTTAGATGGCTAGTGCTAAAACATACAAATCTACATATAAAGGTGAAGGTGGTTTATTTCGTCCTGCAGGTACTTCAGGACAAACATACAAAGGTAAGAAAAAGAAAGAAACAAAATTCCTTGACCCGTATAGAATAGTAAATCTTATTAAGAAGGCATTAGATTAATGGCAAGACAACTCACCGACAAACAACAGACACTACTCAACGTACTCTTTGAAGAAGCTGGCGGTGATTTGGTGCAAGCAAAGAAACTGGCAGGATATGCTGACACTTCTAGTACTTCAGAAATTGTTAAAGGTCTTAAAGAAGAGATACTTGAGGCTACTCAAATGTACATGGCACGTAATGCGCCGAAAGCTGCGATGGCTATGGTAGGTGGGTTGCACGACCCAACTGAACTAGGTATACGTGATAAGATGGCTGCAGCGAAAGAACTACTTGACCGCACAGGTTTGGTTAAGACTGAGAAGATGCAGGTAGAAGCATCAGGGGGTGTCATGCTTATGCCGCCTAAAGCTGTAGTGGAAGACGATGACTAGAAGCATAGGCAAGTGGAAGCTACCACAGCCAACAGATATTAAAGAACAGAACGAGTGGGTAGCTATACCACGTATTGCACGTACAGTACCATTCGGATATAAACAGGATGAAGCAGACCCCGACCTTCTGCAACCTATACAGATTGAATTAGATTTACTTGAGAAGGCACGTAGCCACGTAAATCAATACAGTTATCGTGAAGTAGCAAACTGGCTCAGTGCGCAGACAGGACGTTACAT